TCATTTATAAATTCTCTAATCGTACTTTCGTTCAAACCAAATATTTTAGCTAATGCTGACATAGATAATTTATTTTCTTTACGATAATTTATTAATTTTTTTCTAATTTGTTTTTCTTGTTCGTGTTTAACCTTGTTTATGTCATCCTTAGTTTCGGTAGCTTTGGTATAATAATCTCTTAGTTTCTTTTTTACTTCCCAGGTAACATCATTACCATGTTTAACCCTTTTACCATTTTTATCATATTGATGATAAACAAATATTTTCAATGTCCTGTGGTCTATACCGATGGGTTTACATATTTTTTTTAACAACCAATCATCACTTCTGTGGGGTCTATCCCTAGAACTTGCAAGATATAAAATTGTAGTATCAGAGCCATCGTAATTTTTGTAAAAGTCGATAGTCTTTTTAAGTTCATTGCGTATGACCTCTAATTGCTCAAACTCTTTGTTTACTTCGTTTATAAGTTTATTTTTCATGTCACTCACCTTCTTAAATTATAAACTGAAAGCCAAAACAAAAAACAAATAAAATATTATTGCCCCTAAGATTGCTGTGGCTAAAAATACAATCTGGCTAATAAACCATGCCACCCAACTTTTGATAGTCCTACCAAAGATTAGGGTGTAGCCGTATTTCTTACTTACGATTTTCATTTCTGAGCTCCTTGTATTTTGTTGATAACTCATAGACTCTTTGGTTTGCATCTGCAACAGCACTCCAAAGTTGGTTATATACTCTAGCACTGACCCGAGGGCCGTCTACTCTTAGCAGACTTTCAGCGCGGTGCTGATCTGCATAAGCTTCATCTAATGCTTTACTAAGCTCGTTTATAGTCATGCTTTCAATATTCATAATGTAGTTATATTAATTTCTTTTATAAGAAGTTGCAAGTTTCTACATATTTGTTATTATTGTTTAAGAAGTAACACTTATGTTATTTCTTTAACGGAGAAACTATGAAAATAGACGACTACGAAAACCTAGTTGCAAAGCTAGAATACATACGTAAATCCAAGGCCTTAAACAAAAAGGTTAAATTGGATGAATACTTAAAGCACTTCTCTATTCAAGAGAAGGATATAGTTGACGACTTAGATCTTATGCACAAAGTTTACAACGAGCTTTACGGCATCTTCAAAGAAGATTGGACTGAACTTGCTGATCAGCAACTATGGTGGACTGATAACAAGCCTCTTATAAACAAGGTTAATAGGCTTAGAAAAGAAAAAAGGGAGGCAGTTGCAGGGTAGCTTCGGCTACCCTTTTGTTCTACGTAGAACTAACTGAGAAACTATGAAACTAGATCCAAAAGAATTAGCGATTATACAAGAGCTTATAGATTTACATGATATGTATTACTGTAAAGAACTGTCTGATAACCCACCAAGAAATCCTATACTTGAAACCATCAATGACAACCCAGAGTGTTTTGGTGGTCAAACTGTAACTAATAAAGATTTCAACAGGTTAGTCGAAAAATTAGCTAAATATCACAATAGGGGAGGTCAAAAATGAGCCAAGAAGAAAAATGGATTTTGGTCGTGCAATATGGCGACCCTAACTCACATGAAGCTTTGACAACTTCTTTCGGTTTGTTTGACACTCCAGAAGAAGCCAACAGATTTAGAAAAGAAACCTATAAGGATAGTAATTTCATTATCAATATCTATCCAATCAATTTACTTAGTAAGGAGAGTGACTCGTGAAAAAATTTAGGATATACAATTTTTTAATTTGGAAATGGCCAGGTGGTAATATGACAGTTGATGTTAGGTCTATCGGTCATAA